GCTCTCTGGCAAATTTAATCCGTCTTCAGGTTCTACTGTAGATTTCAAGCGTCCCCACGACTACAACAGCATCCGTACTTCTGGCGGTGACATCAGCGCTGCTACTAAGTCTGACATCATCGCAGGCAAGGCAACTGGTACTGTACAGGACTACTTCACTGCAGCCACTGAGTGGGGCAATGTTGAAGAAGCTCTTGAGCTTGATCAGCTTGATCAGATCCTTGAGCCAATGGCTCGCCGTATCGTTACTGATATGGAACTGGATCTTGGTGCATTCATCCGCAAAAACGCTTCTCTCAAGTATGGTACTCACGGCACTGCCGTAGACGCTTGGTCAGACGTTGCGGGTGCAGGCGCGTTGATGGACTCTATTGGCGTTCCTATGAGCGACGACAAGTATTATATAATGAACCCATTCACAACCACTGCGCTGTCTTCAGCTCAGAACGGTTTGACTGCAGCTGACGGCCTTGTTCGTACAGCATGGGAAAAAGCTCAGATCTCTAGCAGCTTCGGCGGCATGATGGCTCTGACTTCTAACGCTCTGTCTAGCTTCACTTCAGGTTCTACTACTGACCGTGCAGGCGCTTTGGCTTCTACTCCTGACGCAACTTATGTCACTGCCAAGGACACCATGACTCAGGTTCTGTCTCTCAACAACCTTGGTACTGGTACTATCAAAGCTGGAGACATGGTTACTATCGCAGGCGTTTACCGTCTGAACGTAGCAACTCGTGAGCCCATCCTTGATGCTGCTGGCAACCAAGTCCTCTGGACAGGCACTGTACTCCAAGATGTGACTATCGCTGGCAACGCTGCGACTATCACTGTCTCAGGTGCTGCTATCTACGAAGCTAACGGTCAGTACAACAACGTAACTGCGGCTCCCGCTAGTGGTGACGTTGTAACTATCCTTGGCTCTGCTTCAACTCTGTACCAGCCTAACCTCTTCTACACGAAGCAGGCATTCGGTATTGGTACGGTGAAGCTGCCTAAGCTTTACTCTACTGACACTATCGCTACTACTAGCGACGGCTTCTCAATCCGCGTGTCTAAGTACGCAGACGGTGATGCCAATACTCAGAAGATTCGTTTCGATCTTCTTCCGGCTTACGCTTGCTTTAACCCGCTCTTCGCAGGTCAGGGCTTCGGCGTATAGCCTTTGTGGTGTAGGCGTCGGGGGCTTCGGCTCCCGCGCCTCTTTTTAGATGAAACCCGCTAAAGGCAAGGCAAAAGTAAAAGTAACCGCATCAGGCAAAAAGGTCTCCTATGGGCAGGCCGGAAAGGCTAAGGATGGCAGTTCTCGTGTTCGTGCAGGAACGAAAAAAGGCGACTCCTATTGCGCAAGATCTTTAGGCATTAAGAAAGGATTGCCCAAGGAAAAGCAAAACGATCCTAATACGCCAAACAACCTGAGTCGCAAACGATGGCGCTGTAAAGGCGCTAAGTCAGCAAGGTATGAATAATGGCTACAGTCGCTCAGGTCGCAAAGGCCGCACTACAACGAATACTGGTACAGGCTAGTGAAGCTCCATTAGAGCCTGACGAGTATCAAGATTTTATATTCGCCATGAACAACTACATGGCGGAACTGGACGCAGCAGGCATTAGCTTGGGTTATACCGTAGTCTCTGATCTAGGAGATGAGGTAACAATACCTACCGGCGCTCTGCGTGGCCTGATAGCAAACATGGCTATCGAGGTTGCTCCAGACTATAACGGCGTTATCTCTGTCGGCCTGCAGCGTGCAGCGCGTGATGGACTAAACACCATGAGGCTTTTGGGTCAGCGCATCAGCACTACCAAGATGCCTTCTACGCTTCCTATCGGTTCAGGTAACGAAGGCAATAACCTTGGCCTGAATAACGGTCATTTCTATCCAGAGAGCGAGCAAGAGATCCTTGCTGAGTCTACTGGCGCAATCGGCTTGGAGAACAATACCAATGGTTGATAGATCACAAGGCCGCAAAAAGAGTCAGTTTGTCGCTAAGACTGCCGTAGATGCCGGTAGCTACATGGACTACTTTATAAATGGCACAAACTACAAGATCAGCTATGATAACTTTGTAACTGGACTCGGAGTCACTGGTTCTATTGTTACTACCGGATCCGGCACTGGGACTCCTGTTTTAGAAATTGACGGCACAGTAAACAAGATCCGAAACATTGCTGACGGCTCTGGAATAATCACTGCAGTTGATGCCGAGAATAGCGTAGAGATAGCTCACAACTTTACAGTGGATAGTATTGGCGAGCCGATCATGCAGAACTCCACTACAGCCAGTCCTACATTTGTCAGCATTGTTGGCGGTGACGGTATTATTGTCACCACTACCGGAACACAGATAAACATAGCGTCTGCCGAGTTGACTAGTTACGCTACTGTGACCATGCAAGGTAACTCTGATGAGTCAGTCATTACGACTGCAGGAACTCCTGTAAAAGTGGCCGGCACGTTTGTAGTCGGAGACGTATCTGGCTTTACTGCTGATACTACTGGCAGGATTACAGAAACAGAGTCAGGCATAACGCGTCACGTTATCAACGCAATTGTATCGCTCACGGCTGCTAGTGGAACCAACCATCAGTGCTCTATATACATTGCGCTGAACGGCACAGTCATAGCGACAACTCGCATGACAAACACAATTTCATCAGGACAGTCGCGGTCTATGGCTACGTTTGCCAATATTGAAATTACTACTAATGATTATCTTGAGATATACGTTTCAAACGATTCCACTACAGACAACCTGATTGTATCGCGTGCGGTGCTAGGTGTACTTTAATGCCAAAAGTCATTCTGCCGATAGCGAATGGGTTCTACGAAAGCGATAGCTTGCCTATCTCTGCTCAAGAGTGTGTCAATTTCTATCCCAATATAGCACAGGCTCCGGCGTTAAATCAGGAGACTTTGTACGGCACTGCAGGACTTGAACAGATTGCAGACGCTGAGACTCTGACAGGCAATAGAGGCGCACACGAAATGAACGGTGTGCCTTATTTCGTTATGGCCGACGGGCTGTATTCAATGGCGGCAGATGGCGCTTTGGATTACATCGGAGAGATTACTGGCTCAGGCCGCGTCTCCATGGCTGATAACGGAACCCAGTTGTTAGTATTAGTGCCTAACGGCAATGGATACATCTACAACCACGTTACAGATACTTTTTCTCAGATTACAGACGCAGACTTCACGGCTAATGGTAATCCCCAGCTCGTGGTCTATATTGACGGATATTTCTGTCTCACTACAGATTCTAAGAAATTTATCGTCAGCGCTCTCAATGACGGCACAAGCTACAACGCGTTAGACTTTGGAACTGCCGAGTCGGATCCAGATGAAATTGTTGCTCCTATTGTCTATAAGAACCAGTTGTTCATTGGCGGTTCTCAGACGATTGAAGCTTTCCAGAACATAGGCGGAGCCGACTTCCCATTCCAGAGAACCGGTTTATTCCTATCAAAAGGCATAGCAAGTCCTTTTAGTATCCAGACCATTCAGGACACGTTCGTATTTGTTGGCTCAGGCCAAAACGAATCTCCTGCGATCTGGGCGCTGCAAGGTAACGAAGTGGTCAAGATATCCACAACTGCAATCGACAAAGAATTGAATAAGCTAACGCAGGATCAGGTGGCTAATATCTACTCATGGAGTTATGCGCAGAAAGGCGCTTACTTTGTTGGCTTTGCATTACCAGCAAGGACTTTGGTTTTTGATACTATCAGCAAAAGATGGCATGAACGTAAGTCATTTATTGATGGAGCTCTTGGGGCGTATAGAGTGTCGTCCTTGGTTCGATCTTATAATCAAATCTGGGCGGCCGATATTATTGATGGACGCGTAGGCCGTTTGGACTCTGAAGTGTATACAGAATACGAAGAACCAATCCGACGATCTATTGTGACACAGCCTTTCCAAAACAATATGCAAGCTTTTGTTGTTCCAGAGATTGAAATGACAGTAGAAAGCGGCGTCGGAAACGCTGATGCTATAGATCCTCAAATCGGCATGGCTCGCAGCAAAAATGGAAAAATATGGAGCGACACTCGTTACCGCAGCCTTGGGAAGATAGGCGAATTTGACCACAGGCCGATATGGCGCAGGAATGGAAGAGCTTCGCGCTTTGAGCTATTTAGGTTTACAATGAGTGATCCTGTGAAGCCGGTATTGATTCAGTTGACTGCAGATATAGAGAGTGTGCAATGAGCTACAAGCTTAACGTGGCGCAACCTATAGTTGATACGCGTGGTACGATGTCTCAGCCGTTTAGGCAGTGGACTCAAGAAGCTTCTTTAGCCATTCCGATTATCGGCACTGGCTCGCCAGAAGGCGTAGTAGAGGCTAGGCAGTACAGTTTGTATTTAGATGAGTCTGGAGGCGCGGGAGCTATACAGTACCGCAAGATGCAGCCTAGCATTGCCGGAGACAGAACTAGAGGTTGGGTTCTAGTGTGATAGTAAGAAGCGTCAACGCTGAATTTATCAAGAACTACATCATCGAGCATGGTGTTTTTGACGAGATCTGCGAGGACGGCTTTACGGAAAACGAGTGGGAGCCAGACATGAACTCTGGTTGGTTCTTGCATAAAGATGGCGAAGAAGTATTAGGTATTTGGATGGCTGAGCTTAGAAACGGCATAACCATCGAAATACATCCCACGATTCCTAAGCTCTATCGCGGGAAAATCGCCTATCAAGGCGCTAAAGAATTTTTTACATGGATTGCAAAGAACACGCAATATCAGAAGATTAACGCAGAAATAGCTACCTGCTTCCCAAACGCGAAATTATTCGCTATGCAATGCGGGATGAAAGTAGAAGGCAAAATCCGCAAGTCTTTTAAGAAAAAAGGCACAATTTACGATCAGTGGATGCTTGGGATGACTAGGCAGGAACTAGAGGCCAGATATGAGTAAATTAGTTAAGACGCTATTCGGCGGAGAGTCTGACGAAGGTATAGAGCGTCAGGAGAAATCCAATCAATTACTGCGAGACTTTCTGGCTCGTCAAGAGTCACTGGCTCGCGCTGACATACGCAAAGCAATGCCTACTCAGTTTGGCGCATTTACTCAAGGACAGCAGGCTGCATTAGACGTTTACGGTCAAGCCATGCCACAGCAGGCAAACGCGTTCCTTGGAGGCAATGTGGCAGCTCAAGGAACCATCTTGTCCGGTATGCCTATGTACGAGCAGGCTATACGCGGTAGCGATGTTAATTACTCAGCTTTGCAGCCATACCAAGGCAGCTACGATTTATCATTCGCGCAGCAACGCCTACCAGCAGCGGTTGCTAATCCCGCCTATCTGGCAGAGGCAACAACAATCGATCCTACTATGCAGCACTTGACGCCTGAGTATCGAGATCAGCAAAGGCAAATGATGCGCATGGGTAACGGAACGACTATGAGTCCAACCGCTAACGCTCTTGGCGGAATGGGCATTGATGCAGCAGCTTTAGCCGAACTCATGGCTATGGGGAGATACTAATGGCTAGAATGCGAGAAATAGACACAGAAGAAATGTTAGCCGGTATCAATGTTCCTAGCGCTGAAGAAATGGTGGTTCAGTTTGTTCAAGCTAACCCAGGCTCTGACCACAGGGAAATAGCGGCACTAATTCAGCAAACTGGCGCTGACTTGAACTTGGTTGCTGATAGTTTAGGCGTGCCAAGGAATGTTGCACAGGACGCATTTAACGCAGCAATTAGCCAACAGACTCCTGTTCAAACAGCGGCTAATGAGGCTCAGGCTCAGGTTGCTGAGGCAGCTCAGCAAGCCGTTGCTGAAGAGCTGTCAGGTTTAGACAAGGTGGCCAACTTTATCGCGGAAGGTAATAAGACTGATAAACAGATCTACAGCGAGATGATCAAGAACGATGTTCAGATTGAACAACTTGCTGCTCGTATCAATTTTCCAATAGATGAGGCTACTGCTCGATATACTCGCGCTCAAGAACTCACTCAGCTAGATGAAATTGCAGCAATGGGAGCGGATGCTGCTCGTGAACAATTTCCTAACGGCGTCCCAGACAATTTAATTAGGCGATATGCTGAGGAATCTGGCCAGTCTGCGGCTCAAATCGCTAAAAACATGGATACCTTTGGTGTTTCCGTAGATGATTACGCGAGAGCCACTGGTAGACCGTTGGCAGAAGTACAGGCAATGTACAACGCCGGCAAAGGCATTACCGAAGTAGCAGGAGGCACAGGAGCCGGAGTTAGCTCAGGAACTGACTCTGTAGCTTCTGCAACGGCTGTAGGAGGCCGAGCAGGAGCCGGAGGCGCAACTGGGTTAGCAGGCGCTGAGCGAGCTCTAGCGGGCGGTGTAACAGCTGCAGCGGAAGCTATTGAGGCCGGCGCAGGTCAAGCTCGTCAGGACATTTTGGGCGGCGCTGGTATAGCTAGACAAGATTTAGCTACAGGCGCTCAAGAAGCCGGTCAGATGGTTCAGTCAGGCACTGGACTAGGACTTGGGGCTCTAGGCGCAGGATTGGGCGCAGCAAGACAAGATATTCTTGGCGGCGCTCAGGCAGGACTTAGCGCCTTATACCAAGGTCTAGGCGGAGCCAGAACAGATCTCATGGCAGCTCAGCAGGCTGCTATGCAGCAATATGGCCAAGGCTTGGGTGATATTACTGCGGCTCGTGATCTAGCCTCACAACAGGTTGGACAGGCGTTTGGTCAGGCTGGCCAGATGTTCGATCCTTACCGACAGGCAGGTCTAGCAGCGCTACAACAGCAGGCAGCGCTTTCTGGCGCGTTAGGCCAAGAAGCCTTCCAACAGGCTTATAACGAGTCTCCACAGATGCAATTCTTGCGAGAGCAAGGAGAGCGTGCAGCATTACGCACAGCCGCAGCTCGTGGCGGTCTTGGCGGCGGCAATGTTATGCGTGAGCTGTCTAGATATAACACAGGTCTAGCCTCTCAGGATCTGCAGCAGCAGATTGCTAATCTGCAAGCGCTTGGTGCTCAAGGTCTTGGCGCTAGTGGTTCAGCGGCTCAGTATGCGGCTCAAGGCGGAGCTGCTCAAGCAGATCTATTGACACAGGCGGCACAACAGCTCGCTGCACAGCGTGGCTTGATGGCTCAGTCTCAGCTTGGTACAGGTCAGCAGCTTGCCGGCATAGGAACTCTAGCGGGTCAGCAAGGACTGAATACTTTAACTCAGGCCGGCCAACAGCTGGGTAATCTTGGTCTAACTGGTGGTACTTTAGGTCTGCAGACATTGACTGGAGCGGGATCCCAGTTGGCTGATATAGCCAGTGGACGCGCATTAGCTCAATCTCAGCTCGCAGCGCAGGCCGGAAGACAGCTTGGTGATATTAGCCTTACTGGCGGCATGACTGTAGGTGATTACCTGTACGGCACTGGAGGCGCTCTGGCAGCCAACAGAATGCAGGCCGGCAGAGATATCGCGTCTAATATAACCAACCAGATAAACGCTTTGGCTCAATACCAAGGCGATCAAGGTGTCACCATGGCAGACCTAATTGGTCAGCAGGCCGCCATTTTGGCAGGCATCCAAGGAGGAACGGGCGCAGGCGTCTCTGATCTCACTGGCAACATTGCAAACCAGTTAGCGGGTATCGCTCAAGGAACTGGCACAGCTTACAATCCGGCGGGATTAGGCGGTACGCAGTGGAACCAAGGAATACTGGCTAATCTTGGCAATGCGGCGGCAGGTGTTGGCACTGGTATGGCGGCTATACCTACCTAACAGGAGCATATTAGAATGGCAGACGCATTTATAACAGAGTCTCGCAGGAAACCAACTAGGCCTCAGCAGGTTGGAAGATTTTTAGAAGGCTTTGGCGCAGGTTACAGAGGTCAAGGCCGAGAATTTCTTGCTGACCTAAGAACTGAGCAAGAACTAAGAAATCAAAAGTTGACAGATGCCTCTGTGCGTGACGCGCAAACAATTCAGCGAGCTTTATCTGGTGGAAACCAACGAGAAGCTATTGATGTATTAGTAGACCGAGCTAATCTTCTAGAAAGTATGGGGGAAGACGCTTCTGATACTTACGCATTGCGAGATTTGATTGTGCAAGGAAACACCCAAGGCGCGTTGGGTGAGGTCAACACGTTCTTAGATGCAGCTAAGCGCCGAGGACTTATATCTGCTCCTGCTCCTGTTGAATCCAAATACATTACAACAGATCCATCTGGACGCATGGGTACTGTAATGCCTGATGCCTCTGGCGGTTATAGGTTCCAAGAAGCAATGGGAGCCGGCACTCCTAAACCAGAAGAGCCTAAGACCTACACAGGATCCGATGGTATAGAAAGGTATGCTACCGGGCCATACGCAGGCTACAGTTTAGGCGCTGTAGCAGACATGATGAGGCAAGGTCGGATTGTTAATTTTGGCGATGCTGTTCCAAGCACTACTCAGCCTCCGGTACGTCCTCCGATGAGAATTCCTGAAACGTCTGCGGCCGCTCCTACTGCAGATGAATATGTTGGGCTGTCCGCCCAAGAGATAGCAATACTTGATGCGGAGAAAGAGGAAAGGCGCTTAGAAAGAGAAAGAGCTGTAACTGAGGAAGAAAGACGCAAAGCTGAGGAAGAAAGACGCATAGCTCAAGAAGAAAGAGCAGTTGCTGCAGCAGAAAGAGAAGAGGCGTCAGCAGTAGAACAAGAAACTTTAGCTAAAAACGAAGCATTGATGGCGCTTGGCTTATTGAGAGGAAGGCTTCTGAATCCCGCAGTATATGGCAATGAAGTATTTGCAGCAGTAACGGGGCC